GCATGGCGAAAAACCACTGGCCATCCTCAAGACAATCCTCAACACCATTATTATCCCAGACCTGGTCCAGGAGGTGACGTGGCTCCCTGTTCTCTGTCAGTGATGCAAGGTTGCGTTCCCCGACCAGGAGAAGCGCATCATTGAAGAGCGAGAGCTTATCTGTCATCCGACCCGGCGCTCATGCTCGGCCAGCCAGGCATTGGCGGCCTTTGCATTATCGAGTCCATCCTGAACCATCGCCTTGTCAGATTCCCGTATAACGCACCACTTCAGTTCCGGACCCTTCCATTCGGCCTTGTAGGCCCTCGATGATTCCGGAGCAACGGCATCAGCGAACTTCTCGGTCTTCCTGACATGGACCTGCGCCCAGGTTCGCGCGCACGACAGAACAATGGCCTCAACAAGCCACGTTCCATCATTTGCAATCACGGTAATAAAATCAAACGGCCTGAACCGCTCGGAACATAGCGACCAGAAGTCGCCCTTTTTTACATCATCAGGCGTTGCGCCGTCCGGTGCGTGCAAACACCAGTGGTTGTGCGCTGTCTCCATCAGTTTCAGCCGCCCGGGTGGGACGACAACTGACCGTTTTTCAACTTCAACCTTCTTGGCAACTGCCATAATGACTCCTGAATTTAGGTGGGGGAGTTACCTCCCCCGGTTTGCCGTTAGTTGTACGTACTGGTAATGGCGGCGGACGAAAGAACAGCCGTCCCCGCCGTGCTATTAACAGAAGCGACAACCATGATGCTAAGCAGTCCTGACGACCCGTTCGATGTCATTCCAACACCAAAACAGATATCACCAGGCCGCATGCCAAGCTCATAACCACCGGTTACAGTTTGGGCAGTGCCAGCGTTAAAGTCTGTCGTAAGATTGGTCGAACAGAGAGACCACCAGCTAGCACCCTGAGCATTCGGGGTATCAATGGCGGTCGAACTCGGAACTACCATCCCGCTGGAAATCGTCGACGCTGCAGGAGTCGGGCTATACAGGCCACCCCCGCTCATTTTACGCCACGGGTTAGCAATAGAGCTTGCTTCTGTACTACTGTAATAAGCCATAATCGCTCTCCTTAAGCGTATGCCGAACCATCGGCAGTAATGTTGATCACGCCCGTATTCTGCAAGAGAACCGAGCCCATGAAGCACGACGCACGAGCCCAGGAATAATCCTGCTCTTCATCGTAACCAACCGGACTAGCCAGCCCTTCGGTATTGGCCGCGTGACCAATAGCGTTCTTGTGGTACAGGAAGGAGGTTTCCGAGGCAGTGCCCTTACCAGGAAGGTTCGGGTGCTCGATAATCAGGCAATTGCGCCACCGGTAAGCCATCGGGCGATCCTTCCAGCTGGGTTCATCCCCGGCATACGGACGCACATTGACGTATTCGGCGTTGGTGAACTCCGGCGCCTGTTCAAGGTAAGCCAGAAAAGACGGCTGACACAAGAGCGTGATGTTGGAGTCCCACGGTACGGACGCATTTGAAAGCTTAACCCGGCCGGACTGGAACATGCTGACAGACGGGATAGCCCCGGCGCCGGCAGTTACAGTGCCACCACTCAAGGCGGTGATGATCAGGTCATCGATCTTTCGGTTGAGGACTGCCATGGTGGTCATCTGCATGATCGACCGCTGGTTGCCCTGGGAGGCGAATACATTGAATCCGGTCTTTCGAACCAGGTCATGCCATTCGCGAAGTGTCGCGGTGTTTTGCGTGTTGTCATCAGCACGGGCCGGGATCTGTCCATTCACGCCACGAGACACAGCCTCGGAGTCACCACTGCCAGCGACCAGGAATATTGCCTGATTGCCCTTGATGACTGCCTCGGTGGTAACGGTTTCGCGCAGCAAAGATTGGTGCTGCTCGAAGGCCTGGATGAACTCCTGCCTGTACTGGATCTGGAAAGCCGTATCCGACATTTTCCTCTCCTTTTCAATAAGTTACACAAATAACGTGCCTCATTGCTCGGGGTATCCAATACAGGCTTGCTGGGGTGTCGCTATGCGGGCCAGCTTGTCTTTCTCGGCGCCTTGCGTTTGGCTCTAACCATCTAAATCATAAAACAAAAGTCATGGTAAAATCTTACCTAATTTATAGCACCATATCAGCCCAAACCTTAATCGTTACGTCCTCTACATACACGGGAGAATTAGAATAAAAGCAATCTATCCACATCCCATCAGTAGATCCATCCATAACTTTTCCGATATTCCCACTACGGAGCCTCCAGTAACGGTCAGCAATAGGGGCCTCCCCATCCAAACCTAAATTTAAACTAGCCTCTCTTACTATTTCACATTTACTTCCTGAAACAGTAAGAGAATATAGGTATCCGCTGAACTCAGCATTTGCATGCTCTGTCCATAAACTAGCGTCGAAAGTTTGAATAGTGTAAGAAGCCGTATCGTTGAACTGCTCGAAGCTGACATGATATACATCCACATCAGTCAAATTTAAATCTGCCGTTGAAATGGCTATCGCACCAGTAAACCAATTGCTTGAAATGTAGGCACCAGAAAACCCGTGTACAACATTATTATTAGAGTCCAGACTGCTGGTATCAGTCGTCTGAGCGTCTATCGTAATATCGTTCGTATCAGGGTCGGTTTTAACACCAGTCTCACGATCTATCGTCGGTCCTGTAATAGTAAGACCACCAGAAGGTGCGGCATCATTAATAACTATCAGTACCTTCCCAGTACCTTTCGATAAATTTATAGGGGTGGTTGAATTCAACGTTTGAGCGGTCGCTAAACTCTGTATGCCCCCATGATAATTTCCCTCACTCGATCTGGCCGGTTGGGCGTCATAAATTGTTAACGCTACCTGAGAGACCTTCGTCTCCCACGCAGCATTACCTGCACCATCAGAAGTAATGACCTGGCCATCAGTAGATGCCTCGCTGTCAATATCACCTACCGTTACGGAAAGCACTTCAGGCACATATCTGTCATCGAGAACGTCCTCAACAAGCCTGAACCCCTGATACATGAGATCCACCACGCTACGGTCGCGCCGCGCGCGCAGCGATGTCTCACTCTCAATGATCCAGTCCTGGAAGTCCTCGAACGGGTTAGCCACTAGCCAGCCTTACGGTCCAGGTTCTGGCGAATTCCATACAGTTCCCGCAGCCGGCCCTGCTTCTCTTCGTCTTTGTCGTAAGCCTTCCTGTGTTCTTTCATGAAGGTTTCGATCTCCTTGATCTCCTCAGCAACACCCTTCATCGGATCAGACCCCAGCGGAACGACAGTCCCCGCCGGATTCAATGCTAAGGCTACCGCGGCGAATCCACGCACTACATCAGGATTATTGAATATGCCAGTACCGTCCGGCATCCTGGCGCCCTTCAAATCGTCGCGCGCGCTTTCAGGGACCATGGTCAGCAGGTTGTCGACCATGTTCATGTTTCTGCGAAAATCAGATCCCCACTCGATATTGAGCTCGTCCATGGCTGCCTGCTTCTGGTCCTCATCCTGCTCATGCCTGGCAGTAATCTCGGCTTCCTGGCTCTTGTAATACCAATCAACAACAGCCTTTGCCTGATCCGGCGTGTAATTGTTCCCGTGGGCCTCTTTCATGAAGTCATCGAAGAACCCCTTGTCCTCATCCTGGATACCATCAACCTTGTACCCCTCGGGCTTCTCGGGGATCCCGTTGTCCTTCCGCCATGTCGCTAGTTCTGCATCGGTAGGCTTCTCGGGCAGCACTGCCTTGATCTCTCCGGAGGAAATGCGATTCTGCGCAGCCACCAGTGCGTCGAACATCGCTTCAGGTGAAGCATACCTGCCGGCTCGTTTAGCCAGGCCGTCATCACCCTTTGCAACCCTGGACTGCCAATCATCTGGCCAAAAGCCTTCGGGAGGATCTGCTGGTGGAGGATCTGCCGGGGGATCTGGGGCAGCAGGTGGATCCGCTGGAGGGTCCGCCGGGGGATCGCCCCCAGTCCCATCAACCGCAGAAAACATCAGAAACTTCAACCACCAATCAAATAGCTTCATTCTTTCTCGCCTCGTCTTGTGCCTGAACGACACTCAATGGAATTTTCATCATCTTGATAATTGAATTGGCGACAAATCGCCGGCCCTCAGAGAAGTCTGTTGCTCTTCGCCCATCTTCCCCGCCAGGGTGGAATGACTGCTGATATGCAAAGCCGGCAACCTCAATGATCCACTTCATCGCCAAATACTGTTGATCTTCGTTGGCGACACCGTCCCTCAGGGCCT